CTCAACCGGGCGATCCGGCGCGTCGGGATCCTGCTCGTCGAGGCGATCCCGAAGGTCTACGACGCCGAGCGCGTGATGCGCCTGCGGAACGCCGACGGCACCGACGACTGGATCACGATCAACCGGCAGGTGCAGCTTCTCGACGACCAGGGCCAACCGCTGCTCGACCCGGTGCTGGGCGAGGACGGCGAGCCGCGCATGAACGCGCAGGGTCAGCCGATCATGCGGCCGCGCATGGCGGTCATCAACGCGTTCGGCGCGGGCGAGTGGGACGTGGTGGTCGAGGCTGGCCCGGCCTACGCGACGCAGCGGCAGGAGGCCGCCGACGGCATGACGCAGATCATGTCGGCGCAGCCGGAGTTGCTGGCCACGTTCGGGGACAAGTTCTTCGAGGCGATGGACTGGCCCGGGGCGGACGAACTGGCCAAGCGGTCGAAGCGGATGATCGCGCAGACGACGCCGTTCCTGCTCTCCCCAGCCGAGCTGAAGGAGCTTGAGGAGGAGATGCAACCCGAGCCCGGGGTCGGGCCTGACGGCCAGCCCGTGCCGCCGCAGCCGTCGCCGGAGGAGGCCATGGCGGCGCAGGCGGCCGAGATCGAGGGCATGAAGGCCGAGGCCGAGAAGATCAAGGCCGAGGCGGAGAAGCGCGCGGCCGAGGCTGACATGGCCATGGCCGAGGCGAAGATGGTCGAGGCGCAGGCGAAGCTTCAGGCAGCGCGGACCGAGGCCGCGATGATGCAGGACGGCGGCGCGCTGCGGGCGATGATCGAGCAAGTCGTCGCCGGCAGCATGAGGCGGAAGCCCGCTACCCCGAACGGAGCAGACGCATGACCGAGCAGACCCCCACCGCGCCCGAGGCGGCGCCGACGCCCGCACCGTCCCCGATCGTCACCTGGGACGCGGCCACCGCACGCGCCGAGCTTGCCGCCGCGGAGAAGTCGCAGGCGGCCCCGCAGGCGGCCGAGCCCGCCGCGGGCGGGGAGGGTGCCCCGGAGGCCGCTCCTGCGCCCGCTGCGAAGGCTGACGCGCCCGAGCGCGGGCCGGATGGGAAGTTCAAGGCGAAGGAGCCCGCCGAGAAGACCGAGACGCCGGAGGAAGCGGCCGACGACGGCGACGATGACGCGAAGCTGCCCATCGGCGTGCACAAGCGGATCGCGCGGACCCAGCGGCAGCGCGACCAGGCGCGCGAGGAGAAGGACGCGATGGCGACGCGGCTCGAGATGCTTTCGGGCATCGTCGAGAAGCTGCAAGACCGCATCCGGCCGCCGGAGCCGGGCGACTACCGGACGATGAAGGAATTTGAGGCCGCGCAGGAGGAGTTCGCCGAGCGCAAGGCCGAGCTGCGCCGCGTGCTGGGCAAGGAAGACGCGCCGAAGCAGGCCGCGACCGCGTCCGAGCCGGAAGGCTGGCGCGAGGCGCAGGCAGAGGTTGCCGCGCTCGCCCGGCGCGACAAGGCGCTGTGGGCGACCATCGAGGAAGACCTCGCGAAGCCGCAGCAGGAGCAGACGCCCATCACCCAGCACATGATATTGGGGCTGGCCGAGGCCGACGACCCGACCGCGCCTCTGCGCCATCTGATGCAGCACCCGGAGAAGGCGCGCGAGATCGCCGCGCTCCCGCCGACCAGGCAGCTCGCCGCGGTGCTCAAGCTGGCGATGGCGCCGCCGAAGCCTGCCGTGGTCGCGCCGAAGCCCAAGGCGACGGCGGCCGACGACCCGCCCGAGCCGACGCGCACCACGGGCGGCGTGCGGCCGAAGGACATCCACGACCCGAACATCAGCATGGCCGAGTATGAGCGGCTTCGGCTCGAGCAGATGAAGCAGAGCGCGACGGGGTGGTGATCGCCTCGCGCGCATCTGTGGACAAGCGCCTCCAGATGCTGCAGGATCACGCCCGAGCCGGCCCCATCGCGTGTAACGCACACACCGCGCGATGGGACCACCGGCGGGTTCACGGAGGCCACGCGCGGGCAACAGCGTGGCGGGGCACGGCGCCCGGGGCATCGCCCCAACACTGAGCCGGGACAGCGCGATAGCGCACCCAATCCCAAAGCTCAGTGGAGAACCGTGCCATGGTCCAGGTTGGCGGCACCGACAATCGTCATCTGACCGACGACATCATCATGCGGGAGGCGATGGTCCTCCTGAAGAACAACCTCGTGGCGGCGCGCATGGTCTCGCGCGACCCCGAGCGCCGGATCGGCCAGTCGTACAAGATCGGCGACACGATCAGCGTCAAGAAGCCCTACCGGGTGAAGGCGACCGACGGGCGCACGCTCGCGGTGCAGCCGATGATCGACGAGGTGGTCCCGTTCACCGTCGACAAGCAGGCGCATGTCGGCCTGCGCTTCAACCTCGACGACCGCACCCTGCACATCAACGACTTCTCCGAGCGGTACCTCAAGAGCGCGATCGTGCAGCTCGCCGAGAAGATCGACCGCTCGATCTGGCAGGAGGCGATCTGGGGCTCGTTCAACGCGACCGGCACGCCCGGCCTCGGGACGACCTACGAGACGATCATCCGCGCCCGCGCCAGCAACATGAAGCTCGCGTGGCCCGACGACGGCATGACCAGGTTCGTGCTGAACCCCGACGACGCGGCAGAGCACCGGCTGAAGCTGACCACCGTCAACAACGACGGTCTGGTGAAGTCGGCCATCGAGCGGTCCTACATCAACCGCATGGCGGGCTACGACGGCTACGAGGCCGCGAACATCCCCGTGCACACCGTCGGCGTGAAGACCGGCACCCCGCTCGTCAACGCGGGCGGCCAGACCGGCTCGAGCATCGTGACGAAGGGCTGGACCAACTCCACCACCGGCATTCTGAAGAAGGGCGACATCATCAGCTTTGCCGGGGTCTTCGCGGTCAACCCGCAGACCTACGAGAGCACGGGCGAGCTGGCGCAGTTCGTGGTGACGGCCGACGTGAACTCGGGCGCCTCGACCGGGCCGGCGACGATCCCGATCTCGCCCGCGCTGAACGACGGCACGCTGACCACGGCGGACGGCAACGGCGACACGGTCTCGCTTGCGGCCTACCAGAACGTGACCAACGCGCCCGCGGCAGACGCGCCGATCACCGTCCTCGGCACCGGCGGCGTGCAGTACCGGCAGAACCTCATGCTGCACCGGGACGCGGTCATGCTCGCCTGCGTGGACATGCACCGCCCCGAGGCCGCGGTCGTCGCCAAGCAGGTGCGCGACGAGGAGAGCGGCTTCTCGATGCTGATGACCGCCGCCTACGACATCAGCAACACGAACCAGACCTATCGGATCGACATCCTGTGGGGCGTCAAGACCATGTACCCGGAGCTGACGCGCCGGGTCTTCGGGCACGCGTCCTGATCGGGGCGCGGCCGTGATCGCTGACGGGGGCGGGCACCACCGCCCCCGTCGCTGTTTCCGGGGCTGACGATGGCGACGACCACCATTCAGGAACTCGTGACGACGGCGATGCGCAAGCTGCGCCTCGTCGGCAGCGGCCAGCAGCCCGACCCGCGGGAGATCGCGGACGGGCTCTCGGTGCTGCGCACGATGCTCGACGCGTGGTCGCTCGAAGACCTGCTCATCCCCTACCACCCGACCGAGGCGTTCGACCTCGACAGCGCCCGGCAGATTTACACCGTGGGCGACGGCGGCGACTGGAACACGGTGCGGCCGGAAGCGGTCATGTCGCTCCGCGTGCTCTACCCGGACGGGCAGTCCTCGCCGGTGATCGAGGCGAGCGTCGGGCAGTTTCAGTACATCCCGAGCGTGCAGGTCCGCCGGCCGCGCTACTACCTCGCGCAGCGCGACGCGCGGTTCATGTTCATCGAGTTTGACAGCTTCCCCGAGGCCGGCACGAAGGCGCTGCTCACGAGCCTCAAGCCTTTCAACGTCTACGCGCTGGAGGGCTTCGGCGACGGCAGCGCGGACCCGGTGACGGTGAATGCGTCGGGCTTCACGCTGACCGGCGTTCAGGCGCCGATCGAGTTCCCGAGCGGCTACCAGCAGGCGATCGAGTACAACCTCGCGCTGCACCTCGCGCCCGAGTACGGCCGCGCGCCGTCGCAGGAGGTCATGGCGTTCGCCTCGCGGTCGAAGTCGCTCATCAAGCGGCGGAACTACCGGCCGATGACGACGCGGATCGACCAGGGCGCGCTGGGCTACCGGCCGCTCCGGGGCACCTACGACGTGACCAGCGGGCCGGGCTGGTGATGCCGCGCATCCCCGTCCCCCTCGCCTACGGCTACGGCAAGGCGCGCTCGGCCGTCGCGTCCTCGGGCTCGCTGGTGAACCTCTACACCGAGGCGACGCCGCTCGGCGCGAAGGACACCATGCTGTTCGTCGGCACGCCCGGCACCCGCGCGCGGGCGCAACTGACCTACATCGACGGCGAGGACGAGACCCGGAACGAGGGCCGCATCAACGCGGCGCTGCCCGCGTTCGGCGGCATCGTCGTGGTGGCCGACAACGGCACGTACCTGATCGACGAAGACCTCACGTGGGAGCGCCTGGGCGACGGCCTCGCGGGCTCTGTCTCGATCCAGTGGAACGGCACCGACGCGGTGGCGACCAACGGCACGACCGGCGTCTGGATCGACGGCGAGGACGTGGAGACCATCGTGGACGTGGACTTCTACCCCTCGTCCAGCGTGTCGATCCTCGACGGCTACCTCATCTTCGTGCGCGATGGCACGGGCCAGGTGTTCTGCACCGAGCCCTTCAGCCGCGACCTTCTCGGCCTCTCGTTCTCGACCGCCGCGGCCGACCCGGACCCGGCGGTGGCCGTGGCCGCCAGCCGGTCGGAACTCATCATCATGGGCTCGCTGACGACCGAGTTCTGGTATCGGCTCGACCCCGCGCCCGCGACCGGCTTCCCGTTCGCCCGCATCCCCGGCGCAGTGATCGGCTTCGGCTGCGCCAGCGCGGCGAGCGTCGCGACCTACGACGGGACGACCTGGTGGCTCACCCCGAAGGGCAGCGTGGTACAGGTCTCGGGCACGCAGCCGAAGGTCGTCTCGGATCCGCAGATCGAGGCCGCGCTCGTCGAGCGCCAGTTCACCTTCCTGAGCGACGGCTCGCGGGTCGAGAACTGGCCGGGCGCCCGCGCCTTTGCCTACGAGCAGCGCGGGCACGTCTTCTACTGCCTGACCGTCGGCGGCATGACCCTCGTCTACGACGTGGTGATGGGCGAGTGGCACGAGCGGCGGAACTACTCCCGAGGCCACCACCTCGCCCGCGCCTACGCGTACCAGTGGGGCAAGCACTATGTGTTCGACGACGCCGGGCGGATGCTCGAGCTGTCCCCGGACTACTTCGACGACGCGGGCGAGCCGCTGGTCTCGGAGATCGTGTCGCTGCCCTACCACGCCGACCGCGAGTTCCTGACCGCCGACGCGGTGGAGCTTCAGATCGACCCCGGCGCCTCGCCGCTCACGGGCGAGCACCGCTGGCTTATGGCCGTCTCGCGCGACCAGGGCCGCACGTGGGGGCCGGAGCGTCCCGCAGGCATCGGGGCCACCGGGCAGTACCGGAACAAGCTCGTGTGGCGCCGCTGCGGGGCCGGCGAGGACATGCGGTTTCGGTTCCGCAAGTCCGACCCGAGCCGGCGCGGCGTGCTCTCCACCGCCATGATGGAGACGGCATGACCCGGCGCATCAGATCGTGGATCGACTACCAGTCCGAGGACAGCGAGGGCGTCACCAAGGGCGAGACCGTGCACGAGCCGGAGGGCGCCAGCGAGCCGCGCTGGACCGGGCTGCTTGACGCGCGCGGCGAGCCGATCATGCGCGAGCCCGAGCGCATCGGCTTCAGGCTCAAGCCATGAGCGCGCGCACGCCATCCCCGTTCGAGCAGATCGTCGGGCCGCAGGGCTCGGGCTCGCGGCAGTTCCTCGCCTTCCTCGAGGAGCTTCGCAAGCAGCAGGAGGCCAGCCTCGCGCGGATCGAGGCGCTGATCGCGCACCTCGAGGACGAGGAGATCATCGCGCCGGGGTGGGACGCATGACCGAACTCGACGCCATCGGCTTCGATGCGGACTGGCTGGAGCGCGAGACGCTGGCGCTGCCGCAGGTCGATTGTCGCGAGGCGCACCACTTCGGGCCGGGCGTCTACATCCGCGAAATCACCATCCCCGCGGGCACGTGCGTGATCGGCCACGCGCACCGCGGCGAGCACCTGTGCGTGCTCCAGAAGGGCACGCTGGCG